TTATCTTTCAACAAGTTATATGCTTTATCATTAATTAGACCATTATCATATAATTCTTTTAGATTTATTCTCATTTCATCGAAGAAAACATCTGCTCTTTTATTTAACTTGTCATAAAGTCTTGGATCACTACTTTTAATTTGATTCAAATAGGCGATATTAGATTGATAACCTCCAGGTATTTTATAATTTGGCTTATATTCTTTAATTGTGATATTTCTTCTTGTTTCAATCATGGTATCAAGAAGTTGCCTCTCTCTTTTACTTAAACCATTGAAAATATTTTTAGCTGCATCCTCAAAAATCATAACTGACTTTGAATTTGAGCCTAATGCTAAATCATGTAATACAACCGCCTGTTCACCTAAAGCACCTTGCTCTTTTAAAGATTTTTTAATATTGCCTGAAACATCTACTACTCCCCTTACAAAAGATTCCTTTAAATCTTTAAATGATTTTTTACTAAAAGATTGCATATCTTTAAAAGACTGTTCATAAAAATCCTGTACAGGCTTATGTAAACCTTTTGATTCTGGTAAAAGTATAACATCACTACTAGATTCCAGATATAACTTATCTAGCTGTTGCTGATTCAATATCTGACCAGGTTTTCTATTGGTAAAGTATTCAGGTTTACCATTTGGAGTAATGTCAATTTTTACATTATATCCCAGTTGTTGTCCTTTAATTCTATTTTCTTCAATCAACTCCTCTATTTTACTTATAGATTTAGTTATCTGCTGTCTTTGAGTTGTAGTTAGATTTTGATTTTGTAGTTGTAAATTTTGACTTTTTAAAGTTTCTTGAAGATTTACAATCTCAGAATTTATTTTTTCTATTTTTGCACTTGACTTAGGAGCTATGAGAGGAGTTTCTAATGGCTTTGGCTTCATCTTAAATCGTTCTTTGACTAACTGATTAAACTCAGCATTTTTAACTTTATCTCTAGCTAACTGCTGTAATGTTTCAGCAAGTTGAGGATTATCTTTTAATACTGTTTCTGCTGTATCCGTAAACTCTTTTATTTCTTTGTCAATACTCTTAATAGTATCTGCATCCTTACTCCTACCTTTAGCTGCTTTTCTAGCTCGATTGATACCACTCAAAAATGTAGCATGAAACAGCGGAGAGCGTTTGATTTCATTCCATCCTTCTTCGCGTTTATCAGGATCAACTAACTTGAGCCAATCTGTAGCCATATCACTCATCACTCTTCCCATTTCAGCAATACCTTTAATAGGATCTTCGGCTATAGTCATGCCCATTAAAGGAGCAACACCTGTTAACATTACCAATTCTTTTGCCACTCTTCTGGTAATGGGATCTTCTTCTTTTGGCTCTAAATACTGTAATAATGGCTCATATTGATATGCAGTAGCTTGTCCTTTTATATCTTCAGCTCTTTCAGGATTTTCTTTAAAAAACTGAATACGCTGTTTAGATTGATTCCATGATTCTCTTAACCCGTCTAAGAATCCATCATCTTCCTGTTTAGGTGGCTCATCTGCTGCTGCTGTAAAATAGTATTGAGGTTGTTTAACACCTCCAATTTTATTAGGAAGATTAATACCAATAGATTCAATTTGCACTTGCTCTTCTTTAGAAGGATTTTGCTTTAATACTTGAAAGGACTCATCCTGCTGTTTAGGAAATAACTCAGGTTGTGTTTTCTGTAAAAGCTGAGTTATTTGACTGTCACTAAAATTTTCAAGACCTGGATTATTTAAACGAAATGCCTCAATTAATTTGTCGGACATTTTACTTCACCACATCCCAACTGTTTTCAAAGTCACTTATATCTCCACCTTTATATCTAAGTTTACCAAAATAAGGATCATTGATAACCTCACCAACTTGAACAGTAACTTTTCCACTGGTTATATCTTGTAGCATAACTTCTTTTGGAGATGGTACTTGCGGTGAAATAATATCAGGAGACTCATCGAATAATGTTAAAAATGCAGGTTGATTTTTTGTAGGAACAAGATTTCCCTTTGCGTTTGCGATTTGTTCTTCGGTAGCAAATTCATCCTCATTGGTAGTTTTATTTAAAACTTTCTTTGTTGCAGGTCTTTTTGGAGTACCAAAAGCGATATTCGGATCATTTTCAACCTCAGATTCTGTAGCTCGTATTACTTCGCCTGTTGTTTTATTATATGCTTCATACTTCTTTTCTTGCGTAACTACTCTTGGAGCTGTAGAAACTTCCTTCCAACTAGGCTTCCTAGTAGATTCATCAATCGAGTAAGATTCTGTAATGATTTTATCATCTACTTTTCTCTCTCTTGTTTCTCCAATTTCAAACTTTTTAACTGGATACCTTTCATCTGGTATCATTGCACCAAAGTTATCTTTTCCAATATTTCTTAGTGTAACATCATTAAACACTCCAGTATTAATAACTGCATCATCCAATGCTTCTACGCTTGGATACTTCAACCCCCTAACCTGTAACTGCCTTAAATTTGATGCCATTTCAGTATCATCAACCAAATTAGCTAATTGACCTATTTCATCTGTCTTGGACTTTAGTTCTTTATTTAGCAATTTTTGCTTCTTTTTATCCTCTTCAGCCTGTTTCATCGCATCCTGCAACGCAGTAGATGCTCCTTGTGAAACTCCTGCTGCAAATGCACTAGCAACAGCTTGTCCCATATTTGGTCTTTTCTTTACTTTAAATTTGAACGCCATTTTCATTTACTCCTTAACTAAATAACTTCGTTCCAATAGCAGCTCCAGCAGCCGAACCTGCTGAACCCAATATTGTCTCCCACCATTCTGGTTGAGAGTCTAACTGTGCTTGAATTTGAGCGCGTTGTGTCTCCTCATTCATCATAAACTGACTCATTGCATCTTGCAATCGAGCCTGATTGTATTCTGCTCCGATCTCTGTAGGAATAAACTGTGCTAACTGCTGCTGTGTAGTTGCTTGACTTCCAGTGATATAATCCTGTAAGGATCTTTGATTTGCTTCTTGAATCTGTGGTGTTAATGCTGCTACTTGACTCATTTCACCGCCAGAACCTAAAATTGCTCTTGTTAACTGATTTAAAAGCTGACCTTGAGTTCTTGCTCCTCTATTCGCAGCTAATTCTTCTCTTAACCTACCTGATTCAGTGATTCTATCTTCAAATTTGGAGACATCCTCTTCTAAGCCAGCCATACGATCTGACTCAGTTTTTGCAGACATTGCTTCCTCTAAAGTAGCGTATGACTGACCAGTATTGGTGTCCTTAAAGTTTCCAAGACTAGTTGGAACAATTCCTTCAGGTATTGTTTCGTATTTACTAGCAAATTCGTCTGCTAATCTCTTTACTGCTGATTCAGTCGGTGGTTGAAATGGGAATCTCTTTAATATATCACCAGTCTGATTATTAACGACTGCCCACGTGTTTCCTCTTTTTTCTACTGTTATCATAATGCCTCTCCTATAAATCTTTTGCCTGTTTTAATTCTGAAAAATGCCAATTACCTTTAATCTTTGTAGAGATGTATGCTTTTCCATTAACCATGCACACTCCCATATCTCCATCTTCACCTTCGCTGTTAATAAAGAAACCTTGCTTCTCATTAAGCATAACATCTTGTTTTTTATCAAGTTCCGTAAACAACTGATTTTCATTCACTTTAGACATTATGGATTACTACCTACTAGCTGATAGTCCATGTCAATAGAATCAATCTCCATATTGTTTGCTGCACATTCAATAAGTAGTGTTGCACTCTTACCTACACTTGAAAATGTCTTACTAACGGACTCAAGATTACTTTTAGTTGCAAATGTTAATGTTACATCAGGTGATCCACTGCTATCAAACGCACTATCTAAATACACTTTTACGGTCACAGCAGATGATGCTTTATAGATCATGGTAATTTTTGAAAATCTTTTTTGCATATCTGGCATTTCAAAATCAAATCTTTTTGTTCGTACGCTTGCTGTTGAAGTCACAGCAGAGCCAGTGTTGATCTCTCTAACCTGCTGAAGAAGAGAAGATTCACCAGTATATGCTTGAGTTATTTGAGGTCTAAAGTTATCATTGATAACAAAGTTACTTCTATTCACTGCTGCTGCTACCGTTGATGTTCCTAACTCTCTTTTTATCCAACTTCCATTGTCCATATTCATCACATACACATTAACACCATCATTATCTGGTAGAAAGAATAGTTCATTTTCTATACCATCATAACCGATTGCAGGCTTATCTAATGTAAGTGATTGGTATGTATCTCGAATATTAAATGACAATTCTCTTGTATTATTAGAGGTGATTGCAAAAATGCCCTGTTTATTTGCACACACTAGACCTAATGGTGTTTCAAAAACAGCATGCTTGTGAACAGTGCCTACTCCTACAAACACTCTTTCTACCTGATGTCTTAAATTATAGACATAGGTATTTCTCGTTTTAAACACAAAGATCTTACCACGATACCCACATATCTTTATGATTTCATCTCCGTCATTTGTGCCTACATCAAAATATCGACTAGGCAGAATGACATCCAACTGAAATGGATCTGTAAAATACACTCTATTCTTTTCTCTTAATGTTTGATCGTTTTCATCTACCGTATCTACATCAGCATAATATCCTCTATTATTTACTACTGTAGATGTGTTCCACTTTAATTCTTTAAGATTTGTTTTTGCTGCTCTACCAGTCAATGAGTTGTATGTGGCTAGTTTTAATCCATCGTAAGGAAGATACCAAGTTGCTACTTTTACTGAAGATGCAGCAACTGCATATGCCCTCGCTCCACTGATCGTAAACGCATTTGTTTCATTAATGTGATTGACCATTGTGATATTGTTACTACTATGACCTGTAGAGACTTCTCTATCGGTGGCAATGGAAATAGATTTGATGTTTCCAATCCTAGTGCAAGTTTTGCCGATAATTGGAAACACATCTGATGTGAGATAGGCAGTCTGACCTTTTGAAACAAACATTAATTCATTTGCAGCAAATCCATTAGGAGTATCTAATCCAAGTGTTAATGTATTCCCTGATTCAGAAGCTACGTTAGCGTAATGGTTTTGAGAAGTATAAACGCCCATGCAGGGAATCCATAACCCATTATTATTATTGTCACTGTTAACTATAGAATTTGCTGATTCCGCTAATGGACTTTCTTTAAAACCACTATCAATGTCTAATGTTTCTACTAGATACCAGTCAACATCTCCCTCTGGTTGCCAATATATATTAATATTGGTAATTCTTTCATTAAGGTTTGCTAAAGAAGATCCAGTATATAGAACTACCTGTATTCCAGGGCAAGTTGCACCATTGTTAGGAACGGAATCATAAGATTCTATTCCGATGTTCCCTTTATCATCTCTTGCCAGTTCAGATTCTTGAACATAATCGTAAACAAATGTGACTGTATATTTGTCGTGTGTCTTAAATGTATCATTACTCACATCGTCTAATAATTTTTCATCTACTTCGCTAGTTCCATCTGGGTAATGAATATATAAACCAACCTCTCTTGCAGAATTAACCTCATTACTCTGATCAAAAGCATACCCCATTCTGACCACAGTAGGAGGTTGCAATTTTGCATTTTTTAATTTCCAATCATTTACAAGTGCGTTCATTGGTGGAGGACAAAACGCATACCCAGTAGTGTAATTAGATGAGTCTGTGTTGCCTAAATACCCTCTCTTAATATGACCATACCATTTTGTATTGTTTGTAAAACTACCATCAGATACACGCAATACCTGATTATGTACCAGAAAATCATAAATAGGAGAATTTGTCCAGCCTGTAGTAAGATCAACCCAACTACCACCAGTACCTGTAGAATTATCTTGCCTTTTTAAAACAGTTCCATTGCCAAAAACCCACCATTTAGTAGACACATCTGTATCCTGAGCAGTTTTTTCAGTGCGATATAATAGTAGTTCAGTCTGAACATCTGATATGGTAGCATTTGCACTAACTGTTTGCTCACCATTTGGTCTTTCCAAACGACCTGGTTTTTTATTTACTACCTTTTCAAATGCAGTATATTGATTTTCAGCAAGATCAAACTCAGATTGATTGGTTACCAGACCACCAGAGAAGTTTCTTATCCTTAGTCTTGGCATTAAAAATCCTTATATGCAATATTAAATGTAGGCTCTCCTGCCCTTCTTTGACGATCCATTATGATCTTTTCTTTCCATTCATTCCATTCATTTTTGAAATATGGAATCATATTAATGTCTCGCAACCGTTCCATGACTTTCCAAGCACCATAATATATTAGACATTCGTGATACCTAGAATCCAACAATGGCACATCTGTATCTCCAGACAATACTGTAGGCATAGCGTAATAAAAAACTCTTAGTGTCTTCACTTCGCTAGGAGCAGGAAATAAATGCAACATACTTCCTCTAATAAAATAACCATATGAAGAAGGCATACTCACATCAGAGATCTCATCTTCAACATTATATATCTGATCTTCACCTATTCTTGTGACTTGATTATTATCATAGTTCACGCGATAAATTCTAATCATATTCTTTAAAGTAGAATCTGCACTTCCAGATCCTACTGTAACACCGTTTTCTCTTAATGCCCAACTGGTTGTAGTAAAGACACCCTCAGTGTACATACGATAGCCTGAAGTGTTTGCTGTGGTATCCACATCTCCATAGGCTAAAAATAAATTTGCTTCGTCTGCTAAAACCGACTGACCTTTATTGATCAAATCTGTTAACACAGAATCTGCAACAACAGAAGTTTCATCCACTCCAGTAATGTTTCTTATTTCAGTTCTTATTTCGCTTAATGTCATAATCTCTCTAAGGCGGGGCGAGCAAAATGCCCGCCCCTTAGTTAGTTACTGATTACAGATCAGTCCTTGTTGTGATATACTGAATAACAGCATAATCCTTACTGTCAAACGTACTCATTCCTACTCCGTAGATCTGACCTGCTGCAATACCTAGTTTATTTCCATAATCAAAGGTTTTTTCAACCCAGCTCATGTTATCAACTTTGGCATGGCAAGCAGCTCCAGCACCTAAGAATAGGTTACGAGCATACTTAACAGAAGCTCCACCACCATCTGCTGCGGTAGTAATGCCTTCATGTTCATGGACAACAACACCATCATATACACCTAAAGCACCAGAAAAGATTGGATTACTTTCACCGCGAATATTGGCATATTGCTGTGCATTTCTCCATGTGGAGTTTTGTGCAAGATCGTATGCAGCTTCTGGATGAAGCAATAATACATAGTAATCTTTGCCTTCTACTCTAATAGGCTTCATCTTGTAACTCTTTGTAGTTCCAAGCATAGCCATCTTCTTTAGCTTTGAGATATCCCCTGGTATTGCAAGATCGGCAGCAGCTAAAGCTGCTTTCGGGTCTGTAGCTGCATATACAGATGTATTTGCACCATTATCTGCTCTTAGATAAGCACCAGCACCTGATGTTTTTGTTAATGCACTAAAAATCTGTGCATCGTGATCTTCAGCATACTGTCTCTTTAACTGTGCAAGCGCTTCAGAACGGAAGTTATAAAGCACCTTACTATCGTCAAAGTTACCTGCGTTTATAACACCAAAACGCCTTTGTGCAGTAGTGACAGTTACTTCATTAGAAGTAAGATTTTGTTCGTTACTTTCTAATGCACTATCACCAGTTACTGCTGTTCCTGTATATCCTACCAAACCAAAAGTCATATCTTTACCTTTGCCCTCTGGCATAGATTTAGACACGATCATTGATTCAAATGTGTCCCCCATGAACTTTGAGAAATAAATCTCTTTTCCAACTTCATACGCAAGTTGCTTCGCCCATCTGGAGACATTTAAGCCTGTATCCCAGCTCATCATAAACTCCTATATTATTTAGGATTCCAACAAAGCCTGCGTACGGACATCTTCAGGTAATTTATTCCAATCTGCCTGAGAAATAGCATCAAAATCAATAGCAGTTTTATTACCACCCGTAGCATTAGATAGTGTAGTTGGCACTTCATCTGCTTGGGTCAGCTTTTCTGTTACTTGCTTGACACCTTCCGTCTTAGCTTTGTTTTTCTCCTGTTGTATTGTCATAAGCATGTACGCATCTTCAATTTGTGCAATTCCACGCTCATCTCCGAATTTTGCAACAGCTTGGAGTTCTTCATTGGACATATTAGGGTGAGACTTAATAAAACCATCAATCATATCCTGTTGAGCTTTTTTCATTCTACTCTCATTGATCTCTCTTTCTTGTACTTTACGCTCTTCAGCGAACTTATTTTCTATTTGTTTAGAGATATGCGGTAAAATCGTATTAAGATCATATGGATCATATTCTGGTAGTTCTTGCTCTACTTCCTTTGGGGTAGTATTCGTCCTAATTTCATCAAGAGACTTACGCAGTTCACCAAGTTCATTGGTCTGCCTGCCATTGAGTTCCTGAAGATTCCTATAAGACTTATCTGTATTTGAAGCATACTCTACTAATTCATCCACAGAGGAAAATTCTCTGTCTCCGACCTCATAGCGTTTTGTTTCTTCTACGGGTGTCTCTGCTGTTTGCTCTGTTACATTTGATTCTGGAGAATCTGTGGCAGTACCACTCAATTCTTTAGCCTCATCAATGTAGTTTACTTGCTCTTCCATTGTACCTTGTCCTTTGTTTCGGGGGTGTTATGAATCACGATTTATCCTTACCAGCCATAGGCTGTGCTTGCTGCGCTTGCA